TTGGTGGCGGTGGTGGTAGAGATAGTTACGCAATGGAAAAGATAATGGATAAGTTAAATATGCTTGAAAGCAGAATAGCGGCTAGTGAAGAATTTGAAGAAATTGACGAAAAGCCACAAAGTCCTATTAATGCTATGTTAAGCAATCCACAAGTACAAGAGGCTTTAATTAGCGGCTTACTTGGAATGGTAGGTGGTTTTTTACAAAATGGTAAGCCTATGAGTGGAGTAGCTGGTATTGGTAATGTAACTGACGAAGCAGTAACAATATTAGATAGTTTAATTAAAAAAGGTGTTAGCGTAGAGCATTTACGCAAATTAGATGCAATGAGTAATACCAAATTACAAAGTTTATTAATAATGTTATAATGGCAACAATTACAGCAGATAGGGTTATAAATAAAAGTTTATACGCAAAAGGCGTAGTTAATGTATATAATGTACCAGGTGGCGCAGTTGCTAGAGTAATTAATGACGGCGGTTTAATAGGTATTGTTTATTCTTATGTTACCAGTAATGGAGAAGTTTATTGGCAATTTTACAATCCTTACGGCGTTGCTTATTATGTAAAACACGATAGCAATTTAAGTTTACCAGGACTGAATGATATATTAACAAAAATTAAGGACGAAAATGTTGCAAAACAAATAGAGGAAAAAGGAGCAGTAAATTATTACTTACAAAAATATTTGCCTTGGATAGTGGGAGCAGTAGCAGTAGCGTTAATATTCCCAGCAGTATATAAAAGTGTAAAAAAGTGAAAAAACAAAATGCTATATTATTAATATTATTAGTAATTGGTTTGTATTCATTTACAATACCAAAAAAGCTAAAAGGTAGCGTAATAGTTGAGCCGCTAGATCCAGGCGAGTTTTTACCAGACGATTATAATGTACCAGATTATCAAGATTAAAAAAAAGAACTATGAAAAATAAAAATTTAATGTTATTGTTAGGTGTAGGAGTAGCTTATTATTTCCTTTACAAAATGTATGCAAAAAAATCTACTGATAATGTTATTAAAAATCCAGTAATGCCACCAGTATTAAATAATACAAGTACATATACTGAAGTAATTGATGTTACAAGTGTACCTAGTCAATTTTTAAGCAATCGTGTTCCAGATGCAGATTTGTTTACACCTAATACATACCAAACTTATTATGGTAGTATTGCTGGTAATAATTACAAAGTTCCTAGCACTTGCTAACTTTTTTAACATTTAAAATAATAATATGAGTAATTTTCAAATAAAAGCTGGATATATTCCATTTGATGTAAATTTTATTACTTACGACCAAAATGGATTTGTAACAAGTAATTGTAATAGTATTACTTTTATTAATTATGGTACTAATCAAGTAACAATAGAAAGCGTGGTATTGCAACAAAATCAAAGTTTAGCAATAGACGGCAATGCTGGAGAAATAATAAATAAGCAATTTTTAGCTACATTTAGTGGAGCTGGTACAAACAATTTAGTTACAATTAAGAAAAACTATTTATAATGTCTAACATTAGCGTAGATTATGATATTTTAAATCAAAAGCAAACGCCAGCGTTTTACGCTAGTAGCCTAGCTACGCGTCCAGCTTTTGGTTTTCCAGGTCGCATATTTATAGATACTGATACACCTAGTAGCGGTATTTATCGTGATACTGGTAGCGCGTGGGTACAAGTTGCCGATCCTGGTGCTGGTACTACTGGAACATTACAACAAGTTACCACAAACGGAAATACAACTACATTACCAATATTGGTACAATCAATAAGTATTGGAAAAGGTAATTTATCAGTAGCAACAAATACAACTTTAGGCGTTGCATCATTAATTAATAATACTACTGGTGCAAGTAATACAGCTATTGGTAATCAAACATTACCAGTAAATACTACTGGTACTGGTAATACAGCTATTGGTAGTTTTTCATTAGCAGCTAATACTACTGGTGGTTATAATACGGGTATTGGTCAGCAATCATTGTATAATAATACAACAGCAAGTTTTAATACAGCAATAGGTAATTCATCATTAAGCGCAAATGTTAGTGGTGAATATAATACTGCTATTGGAGAAAGTTCATTATCAACACAAGGAACTGCAAATAATAATACAGCTATTGGTAGTGCTGCCCTAACAGCTAACACTACTGGTACTCCAAATACTGCTATTGGTAGATTATCATTAGCTACTAATACAACTGGTGGCAGTAATACTGCTATTGGTTCACAATCTTTATATTTAAATACTACTGGTAGTAGTAATACAGCTATTGGTGTAGGTGCATTACAAAATAATACAACTGCATCAACTAATACAGCCATTGGTAGTTCGGCATTACAAAATAATAGTACTGGTACTCAAAATACTGCAATAGGTTCAAGTGCATTAGGTTTAAATACAACTGCTGGAGATAATACTTCTATTGGTTTTGCAGCAATGCAATTTAATACTACTGGTACTGGTAATACAGCTATTGGTAGTAGTTCATTAAGGGCAAATACAACTGGACTTTATAATTCTGCTGTTGGATATACTGCATTAAATTCAAATACAACTGGTGGTGGTAATACAGCAGTAGGTGTATTTTCATTAAGAGATAATACAACTGGTGGTAGTAATACTGCAATAGGAGTAGGTTCATCACAAAATAATACAACTGGTGCTAGTAATACAGCACTTGGTTACAATACTTTACTTGCTAATACTACTGGACAACAAAATGTTGCCGTTGGTACTGGTGCATTACAAAATAACAATGCAAGTTATAATTTAGCAATAGGCGTAAATTCATTAACTGCTAATACAAGTGGTACTGGTAATACTTCTATTGGTATATTTTCTTTACAAAATAATACAACAGCTAGTAATAATACTGCTATTGGTTATAATTCATTAAAATCAAATACTACTGGTAATAATAATGTGGCATTAGGTGTAGATGCTTTATTAACTAATACAACTGGTGATTATAACACAGCATTAGCTAATTCTACATTACAATTAAATACTACTGGTGCTGATAATGTTGCTATTGGACACGCAACATTAAATAAAAATACTACTGGTAATAATAGTACTGGTATTGGTTATGGTGCATTAAATAATAATACAACTGGTAATAATAATACTGCGGTTGGATTTACTTCATTAGGTTCTGTTACTACTGGTATTTTTAATACTGCTATTGGTCCAAGTACTGGTAATGCAATTACTACTGGTAGTTATAATACTATTATAGGCAATTATGCTGGTACTACTACACTAGCAAGTAATATTGTTTTATCCGATGGCGCTGGTAATGTTAGATTATTTTCGGACGCTAACGGCTTAATTGGAATTGGTCAAGCTGTTGGAACGCCAGGCGGTCAATTAGATATTCATACAACGCAGACATACGCATTAGTATTAAATGGTTTAACTACCAGTAACGCTTATACGGCATTTTCAAATAATAGTGTAGGTAAGTGGCGCATTGGAAATACTTATAACGCTGGTGCTAATACATTTGATATATTTAATCTAGGTACAAGTAGTAATGCGTTAAGTATTAATAGTACAAGTAATGTAGTAACATTAAATAGTTATCCATTAATTGACGGCGGTAGTGTATTAATAAAATTAGGTTCAAATACAAGTACAAGTGGATATACTGGTATTGGTGCTGTTGCTACTGGTTTAACAATTAATTTAGGTGCTGCTGGTACTACTGGCAGTTTATTATTTAATACTGGTGCAAGTTATAGTTATACTTTTCCAGCTGCAACTGGTACATTAGCATTAACAAGTAATTTAGGTAGCTATTTGCCATTAGCTGGTGGTACATTGACTGGAACTTTAAATGGAACAAATGCTATTTTTAGTTCAAGTGTACGTGGAACTGGATTTTATACAAGTGCATCACAACGTAATTATTTAGAGCCACAAGCTATAAGATTGGCAGCTCCTAATGATAATAACGTATTAGATTTAAGTGTTAGTAATTCAATAATAAGTATAGGTTCTAATTATTATAGTGGTGGTAATTATATGCCAATAAGTTTGTATGCTGGTAATTTTAATCAATTATATTTAGCTACTACTGGTAATGTATGTATTGGAACTAATACTGACGACACCGTTAATAAATTGCAAGTGAATGGTAGTGCAATATCTACTAAATATAATTTAACTGCAACTGCAATAACTAATAGTTTATCTACGCCTTTTGCAGCTGGAACAGATGGTGGATATAAATATTTTGCTGGAAGTTTAACTAACGGACAACAATTTGGAAGTAATTCTGGTACTTATGGTGGTGTTTATTATATTATTATGGCAACTGGTGGTGGAACAAGTGGTTTTGCTATGTATAGTTTTGTTGCTGGTGCTTCTGCTACATTAATTTCAAGCAATGGTGGTTACATTTTTAGTGCGACATATAATTTAGCTGGTGCAATATCTTTGGGATTGACTGGTGGTAATGGTATGATATTATCTAATAATACTGGTAGTACAATATCTTTTAGATGTTATGTATATGGTGGTTCTTAATAAATAATAAAAATAATATGAAACAAATTCAACCAGTGGTATTTCCACTAAATTTAGGAACGGCAACAATATTAAATTGCGTAGGTAGTGATAACTTTAGTACAAGCGTTACTATTTATTATGAATTATTAAGCGTAGATAGTATTGAATTACAAACTGGTAATCTATCTTTAAGTGGATTTGATTACGAAGCATATAATACCAGTACTGACGGAAACGAATATATTTATCAATGGACGGCTACACAATTAGGCGTAACATTAATATAACTTTACTTTTTTTTAACCTTTAAATATAAACAATGGACAAGCAAAAAGCCCTAGAACTGATTAAACAAGTAATTGACCAAGCTATAAAAGGCGGTCTATTTCAAAATGTAGATACTGCGGTAGCGGTAGCACAAGCATTTGAAGTAATTGTAAAAGAAATTCAAAAACCAGTGTCAATAGATGCTGAAATAGTTTAGTATGAGTAATAATGATAATAGTATAGGCGGAAGTATAGCTAGTGTAGGTACTTATCTATTAAGTATAAACCAAATAAACGCTTATGCGTCTTTATTTTTAGGTTTACTATCTGGTGCAAGTTCTATTTATACTATTATCAATATTTATCAATCAAAAAAAAATAAGAATGAAAAATCGTAAAACAACAATCTTTGGTTTATTAGCTGCAATTAGCGGTTATTTCGCAACAGCTGGTACTGGTAAAATACAAGTTATTGCACAAGCAATAGCTGGTTTATCTACATTTTTACTAGGTAATGCAGCAGCAGATAGCAAAAAAGATAATTAAAATACTATGACCAGGAATAAGAAAATATTAGCTGGTATAGTTATAACTACAATAGTATTAATGATGCTACGAAAAAAAATAGCTACGGCTTTAAATAATACGCCTTTTGGAGCAATTAGTGATAAGCTATTTAATGTCATATCAAAATTTGAGGGATTTATTGCAGTTCCAGTATGGGACTATATGCAATATAGCGTAGGATATGGAAGTGGGTATAATTGGGATGCAAAGCGTCCAGTAGTTAAAACTGATATTATTGACAAAGCAACGGCAAAGCGTTGGTTACTCGCAGAAGCACAGGACAAATATGATTTTGTTATGCAAAATATTAGAGTTCCAGTAACCGATAATCAATTACTTGCTTTAGCTAGTTTTACATATAATGTAGGGGAAAATGCTTTTGCTGGTAGTACATTACTCAAATTGCTTAATAATGGCACAAATAAGGACGTTGTAGCGCAGCAATTTGATAGGTGGGTAAATGCTGGGGGTAAAGTTAATATTGGCTTACAAGGACGCAGAAAAGCCGAAAAGCAACTATTTTTATCATAAGAGGGGTTTATTGCATAGTTTAAGTAAAGGCGAGGGGAGTATCTACTCCCCTTTTTTTATGTATATACGTTCCTGGAACTTTCTAGTAGTCTTTTCGTATAGGTTAATATAGTCGGCATTTATAGATCTAGCGAAATTGATAAAATTGTTAATATTTGAAATATTGCGATATTTCCTAGCTGGTGTATTATCAGCCATAAAAACAATAGCGGAATAAAGGGTTTTAGCCATTTTTAAGGGGTTTATCTATTATTGTAAAGTATCTAGTATGTTCGTGGGTAAGTGCTTTAATCTTGCGCTTAATGATTAATGGCGCAACTGCTCGTAATATGGTTATAGGTTTCCACCTGGTAATATCTTGTAGGTCTTTTAAACTTACTATTTTGCGTTCAGCTATTATAAAATAAATTTTTGTTCTATTGGTCATATTTAGTATTTTCGTAGTGAAAAAAGTTAGAGTAGGCAATCATTTGTCTATTTTATAGTCAGCCAGGTAACGCCCTAAAAAGCATTACCTGGTTTTTTTATGACTACAAACTAACCATTAGTATTTTGATATTTTTGACTGGTCTATTAAGTGTTGGATAATAGTTACAATCATTACAGCACTAGCATATAAGATAGCGCAAGGAAATAAGATAAAAATTAAATAAAAGCGTTTTAAAAATGTCATTTTTGAAAGTTTAAAAAGTTAGAGTATTTTATAATTGTTTTGCTGGTCTTTTACAATATAGTTTCTGCTTATCCATATTTTAATTAGGTTTTTAGCAAATGCTTTACTGGTGGCGGTACGTTCAATAATCTCACTGGATATATCAGCGTAAGGCATTGGAATAGTTACAATTTGTTGTAATAATCTTTTGCTTTCAATTTCGTCCAGGTCAGTAGCTTTTTTACCAGGTGCGGTTTTAACTTGCTCCGTTTCTACTTGCTGAAATACACCTTGAAAATTCATTAACGTAATAGGTTCAAAATCGGAATCACTACGCATAAAACGGCTAGATAGTACATAGGTGTTTTTTTCTTTGTCCTTTGTTATGTCTAGGGTACTTTGCGCAAACCTATCGGACGCACTACCAATATGTCCAGTAGTAGCTAAATTGCTTTTTGACTGGTGTAGTACTGAAATCAATAAAATGTTATGCTGTTTGGTTATTTTTTTTAACCATTTAGTAAGTAAGCTACTTTCTTTTTCGTCATTATAGTTTACAAGCAAATCCAGTAAGCCGTCCACAATTAAAATAGCACAATCCTGGTTAAGTTCCAAGTAGCGTTCCACCATACGTTTGATTGCTCCGCTACTATCTTCACGCACCTGGAAAGCGTCAAAATAAGGTGGCAGCTCATTTAGTTCGGCAAATCCTTTAATTTTATTAATAGTGCGGTAAAAATCGTAGTCGGAGCTTTCGGTATCAATCAAACAAACTTTTCTGCGTCCTGGTGGCGTTCGCAATTTCATTGTAAAAATCTCATAAGTATTAAATACGCTACTTATCATAGCGCAGATAAAAGTAGATTTGCCAGCCTTTGGAAGTCCACTAAAAATTATGAAATTTTGTAAACTGCCTATATGCTTATCCTGGATTGAAAAAACAATATTTTCCTTTGTAGGAATATAATCGGGGTTGTATTTTCTTTTCTCCAGTAGTTCATCAATGTTTATTTTATAGTCATTATTTTCCACATTAATAATTTTGAAGTAAAGCACAAATAAGAAAGGCAGTAATTAATATTACTACGGCTTGTCCGTTAGCGGTCAAAAATAGCCATTTCGTTGCTTTTTTCATTGTTTAAGGTTTTAATTTTTTCGTCCAATTTGTTTAAAAATGTAATTGCTTTTTCAATACTATCGTCCATATCATTTTCTAATGAATTAAGATAGATTTCAAGCGCAAAATGTTCTAGCTTACTTATACCAGGTATAGGCACGATTAAGCGTTTAAAATTGTCCTGTAGTGGAACTACTGGATAAGCTGGTTGGGTTAAAATGTTCATAGGTTTATTTTGTTAAGTAATCAATATGATGCTGGGCAGATACTAGCGTTAAATGTTCGGACATATCAAGCGCAACTATATAGATGCTTTTTTTATCGTCCACTAAAATAATGTAGTCCAGGTAGTAAAGTTTACGCATAATTATAAATTTTTAATTTCAATTTTTTTTAATCTTTCTTTTGCATAACAAAGCATTTTTAGTTCTCTAGTAAAATCCATAATACCAGCCCTTTCAACTACTATATCAGTATAGTAATCAATAGTTTTAATTAAACCTTCCTTACTTAACTGCTTTATATGATTTCTATAATCGTGTCTTTTACTCATTATAAATTTTTTAAGTGTTGGTTAAGACTAGAAATATCTTTATTGTACTGGTCAATACTATCTTCTAATATGTTAGCAATTTCATTAGGTAGATGAAATGGCAGCATATCATTAGTCAGCCATATCATTTGCTCCGCACCATTTTTATTGGTGGAACTAAATAAAATAGCCACATTACGATACTGCGTAAATTGATAAATTTGCTCCAGTACGTCCTTTTTTCTTACAATTTTTTGGATTTCAAGCAATACAGCGTTGGTATTACTCAAAGAGTTAAAATGCATCATTTTTGTAAATTTTATAGTCAGTAAAATAGAATAACGATATAAAATAAGTAAATATTATTGATATTACCAATAATTCTTATTTTTAAAGGTCAAAAAAGTTAAAATAATAGTGTTTCTAGGGGTATTTCTATTTTATTTAGATTTCTAGTCGTTCGCTAAAGGCGAAGCGATAGCAAATCTAAATAAAAATAAAACAAGAATGTACATTTACCCAAAATTTTTTTCCACAATGCCTAAAATTTAACATTTGGAGTAATTTTAAAGCCATTTTTAGCCATTAAATAACTAAAGGCAACAAAAAATTTGTTTTTTTGTTTAATTGCCGTAATTTTATGCTAATTACAATTTATGGGCAAAAACTGGTGGATAATTCCAGCTTCAATAGTTGGTTATATAGTTTACAAAAAATATGTTCTATCTAGGACATTTTCAGTTTTCTTTAAGACAATAGACTTTAGTACTATGTCTTTTTTAAATCCTACTTTAAATTTAGTAGTGCAAGTAAATAACCCAACTGATATTACAGCAGAAATTCAAAATATTCGTGGAGATTTATTTGTTGATAATATTAAAGTAGGTTATGTAGTAGGCATTACGCCAACAACACTACAAACTGGTAGTGCTATTTTAAAAATACCAGTTACTTTATCTTATACTGGTGTAGCTGAATTGATTAAAAAATTTAATACTGGTGGAATTAGTTTAGTATTTAATGGAAGTATAATGATTGACTTAATTACATTACCATTAAATTTTGAATATAATTTATGATAAGTAAAAATGCGGTGTTACAAAAACTAGCACCTTTTACAAATTTTAAAAAGGTATTAATAGACGACCAAAACACAAGCGACATTATACAAGGCATTTTAGATAATCACGATAATTATCAAGATGAATATGATAAAATAAGCGAAATGTTTATAGGAGATAATGAAGTTGAAACGGCTAGGAATGTTTTTAATTTTTTAAAAAATAATGTTCCTTACTATATTGAACCGATTGAAAAACAAACATTGCGTTCCCCCAGCGCAATAGTTTGTATGAAGCAAGGAGCAGATTGTAAAAGTTATGCTAGTTTTATTAACGGCATAATGAATAGTTTAAATAAAAAGGGGATTTTTAGAGTTCCACTAGCGTATAGATTTGCTAGTTATAGATATGATACAAAAGAACCGCAACACGTATTTGCAGTATTATATCCAGGAACAAAAAATGAAGTTTGGGTAGATCCCGTACTTGCCAAGTTTGACCAAAGAAAAGAACCAGTATTTATAAAAGATAAAAAAATAAAAATGGCACTAATTGCAATGTCGGGAACGGCAACACAACCAACAGCATCATTACAAGAAATGGAAAGATATAGGGATAAGTTAGTTAATATGCGTGATAAGTATTTAGATGCTGGAGTATTAACATACGGAAGCAGTAAAGAATTAGAATTTAAAGTAGCTATTAATAAAGTTACTAGAGCAATCCAGGACGCAAGTATTACTGGTATTGGTGGAATATCTAAAGAAATAGGAGCAATAGATTGGGGTAATATTTTTGGTAAATTAGTTGATACAGCTGGTAAATTTGCGCCACAACCAAGTGGATTTAGTCCAGCATATCAAGGTCCGACATTACCACAATATCAACAACAACAACAAATGCCTAGTGCTGGAATTAGTACTAATACATTATTATTACTTGGTGCTGGTGGACTTGTTTTATTTTTTATTTTAAGAAAAAAATAAATGTATAATAATAAACAAATAGGAATACCACCTGGCGCAGTTACTTTAGCTACTGGCGGAACATTAGCACCAGTAACATTGGTAGTTGATGTAGTGTTAGCTGCAATTCCTTTTATTATGTCAGCTATTAATAGAGGTAAACCAAATCCAAATGATTGGCAAGGCTGGGTGGCATTAGATAGTAAAAATGGTCAGCCAATAGGAACAAGTGCAATTACCTGGATAATTAAAGACGGACAAAGCATACAAAACGAAGCGTTAAATATTTTGCAATATATTAGAAATTATGGTACTCAAGATGTATTAACATATAATAGCTACTATAATAGAACAATAACGGCAGAAGATTTAGCAAATAAATTGCGTAGAGGTGGATATGAAAATGAAGCAAAACAATTAATACAGCAAGTACAAGTTCCAGCACCAGTACAAGCAGCAAGTAACATTTTAAGTAATGTTACTAAAAGCACTAGCAGTTTATTACTTTATTTAGGAATTGGACTAGGACTATTTTTAATATTAAAAAAGAAAAAATAATGACAGCGGCACAAAAAACAGCGAAAGCTAAATTTAAACAAGCCATTGCGTATAGACAAAAAACTGGCGTTTCTTTAAAAGAAGCGTTTGCACATATATACGGAAAGAAAAAAGTAGGAGCAGTTAAGAAAAAAGTATCTAAAAAATCAGCACCTAAAAAGAAAGCAGCAAAAAAAGTAGTGCGTAAAATAGTTAAAAAATCAGCACCTAAAAAAGTTGCAAAGAAAAAATTAACGCCTAGAGATTATGATTTACGTTATTCTGCTAAAAAACCAGGTAAACGTACAAGTGCAAGTGGTAATACTTATTATGAAAATAGAGCAAATCGTAGTGATCGTGGCAAGTTATTAGGAATAGGAAAAATAACAAAAGCGCAAGAAATTAAAAATTTAAGTACGTTAGGTGTAGGTCCTTTAATGAAAAAAGTAATTTTGATTTTAAAAAGTAAAGCAAAAGATTATAGTAGTTTAAAAACATTATTTGACGATATATTAAATAATGGATTACAATCTGGTATTATAAGTGAATTAATTTATTATAAAGATACTTTAGCATTTTATAAAAAATATCAAAGTGAAATAGTTGGTTTATTAAATGAAGCAGTTTATAGTAGTGGATTGAGAGTAGAAGATTTATTCGGTAGTAAATGGGATAAACAAGACCCGTTAGCTTTACAAACTAATAATAGAAATTTATTAACTTGGTTTGCATTTGAAGAAACAACAAGAAATTTAGATAATATATTACATTAATAACAATTTTCACAATAATTAAAAATCAAACAAAATGGCAAGAAGAAAAAGAGCAACTAAAAGACGCACTAGCAGACGCAGAATGTCTGGAGTAGGTGCAATGGGTAGTCAAGTTACTAGCGCAATCTACACAATCGCTGGAGCAGTAGCGGCTGGAGCAGTAGCTAAATTTTTACCAGCAACAATGAACGACAAGCTAAAAGCAGCAGTTCCAGTTGTAGTTGGTATTATGTTACCAAAGTATTTAAAAGGTAATATCGGTGCTGGTGTTGGTGCTGGTATGGTAGCAGCTGGTGGTCTTAAATTAGTACAATCATTTGGTATCCTTAATGGTATCGGTGCTTATGCTGGTTATCAAGTTCCACAAATTGCAGCGGCTTATAATACAAGCGGTTTAGTAGATAGTAGCTATATGACACCAGCGATCGCTGGAATGGACGAGGAAGGCTGTTAATACTAACTTTTTACACTTTTAATAATAAATAAAATTTAATACAATGGCAAGTCAAATGGGACAAAGAATGATTTTTGAAAATGCAAAATCATTAGTTCGTGGATTGGGATATAGCGTAGACCAAGCGGTTTTAACGCAATCATATTTACGCAGTGAGGTAGCTTTATCTACTTCAGTTGCAAACTATCATATACCAGTATTGGTAAATGATACTCAAAATGGAAGCGTTCGTGTAAACGAAAAGCGTCTTAATTTACAAGACATTTTTGTTACTAGCGAAATAGCTGTTTTAATTGGAGTAGGTGCGGCAACAACAACAACTGCTGCTTTATATACTTACCCTAATGGACAAATTTTTACTTCTGCAACTGATACTGATTTATTAGCTATCTATAATGGTAGTTTAAATTTAACAGTGAACAATGCGCAAGTATTACCAGCTTGGGACGTATTACGTCATTACTTTGTGCCACAAACACAAGGTGGTGTTGGTATTACTGCTCAAACTATTTTCCCAGTAGACCAGGTGGATTCTAGCACTAATGGATTCTATCCAGTAGAGCCAGGTATCGTAATGAATGGTGCGGCAAATATCAATTTCCAATTAACGGCAAATGGCGCGCCAGCTACTATTTTGGCTAACAGCTTTATTTGTGTTATCCAACGTGGTATCTTGTTACAAAACGTTACAACCGTTAAATAACGATATGCTTTTGCGAAGCTAAACGCTACTGCCAGCCGTCAGTCAATACGGCTATTTTTTAAATTTTTAAAAATAAAGATATGCGTATTAAAAGATTTCAAGCAGTTGAAATAAATGTACCTAGTGGTTCTACATTAACTAGGTTTCAATTTCCAGACCAACCGCAATTAAGAAACGCTAAAATACAAGGTATTCAAGTATATACGCCTACTGCAATCACAAAAACGCCATTAAGCGGTGCTACTCCAACAACATTAGCAGACCTTAAACAATCGTTTTTAACTTTGTATCAAGGTGATTTACAAATTTTATACCAATTACCATTATTAGCGTTTAATAATATCCAGGATTTAACAAGTCCAAGTGTTTGGGAATTACCCGAAATGAATGATATTGATATTAGTTGGACAAAAAGTTACATTTCAACAGCAGCGGCATTAGGTACAACTGGTGTTACATATAGTTTCGGAATTTATTATTATTTATAATATAGTTTTTTATGGCAGTTCAAAAGGCAATGACAACTGGAACTAGCGGAGTAATGGACTGGTTTGATAGAAATGCAACCAGTCCTTACTATTCCGTTTGTGAAATTATCAGTCCTACAAAAAAGGAGTTATTATTTTCGTGCAACGAGGATAGTGTGGATAACGCTAGGCGCATATTAGAGGAAAATATATCTGCGTTTGAACAAAACGGAGTTAATACTTTATACGCTTTAATCTTACACCCTAAAAAGGATAAGACTGGCTATATTACTATGAATACACCTAGCCACGCTATGTTAAAATTTCGTCCAGCTGAATTAGAGCAACCAGTTTATGGCGTAGGTGCTTATACTGGTGG